TCACTGCGGGCGGCATTGGCTTGGGCCAGCTCCTCGTTCAGCCAGAAGGCCTTGCAATCTGGCTTGGTGGCAGCGTGCCAGGCATTGGCGTAGGTCGCGCTCAGGCGGTGCACGACGGCCAGTTCCCAGGGGGTGGCCATGGGCCGGGTGCAGGTCTCCCAGGCCGCCAGTTCAGGCCAGGACAGGCCGCGGGCGCCCATGCCGTCACTGGCCAGGGGCCCCGCCTCGAATAGCCAGGTGAGGAGCCAGTCACCGCCAGCAAGGGGCGGCATGGGCGCCGACGCCAGGTCGATTTCCCATTCCGTGGCGCGGCTGGTGGCAGGCGGCGCCTCGCCTCCGCCCTTGGGCGCCTGGCGATCGCGCGGCGCCGTCAGCCAGGCATGATGCTGCGCCCATAGCATCAGACCCTCTACGACTCCCCCAAAAAGTTAGCCTGTTCAAAAACGTAGGTTTCGACCTGGGATTTGATCCAAGCGTGCTCCCGGTCGCTATAAAGCTCCCGCGCCTGCGGCGGCGAGAAGGGCAACATGCCTTCGTCCCACTGCAGGTGCCAGCCCTTGGTGACGGCCACCATCAAGTCCAGGGACCGCTCATCAATTTGTTCGGCGCTCAGTTTGCGACCGGGCCGGCGCAGGGTTTCGTTTTGCCAGCGGCGGGTGACCGCCTTGTATTCCTCGCTGTGTTCGCCGACCAACTCAATGGTCATGGGCGTCTTGTCGTCGCAATAGAGCAGGGCATCGGTGCCGGGGTGACGCAGATGCAGGGAGGCGGTATGGCCGAGGGTGATGTTCTTGAGGGACATGGTAGGTCTCTTTTATGGGTGCATGGAAAAAACCGGCGGGCCCGCCGGTGCGGTATTGCCCGCTAAGGGTTACGGCGTGCCATTGACGGCGGCGCCTTCGAGAATGTCGCCGGTGACCGGGATGGCCACGGACACCTTGACCACATCGTCGCCGGTGCCGAGGGTGACGCGGGCAGATCGCACCAGGCCGTTGAAGCAATAGCGATGGGGCAGCATGCCGGTGCCGGCGGTGCCGGTTTCGCTCAATTCCACCTTGAAGGCGGTTTCAGCCGGATCTCCTTGCAGGGCGATCAGGTCGTTCAGTCCGTCATCCGTGATGGTCTTGGCGATGGACAATGACAGCTCGCCGTTATCCGTGGTGCCGGAGAATTTACAGGCGATGCCGGTGCCCAGCGGGGTGAAGGTGCCGATGGTCTTTTCCGGGCCGAATTCGCCGATGGATTCGACCATTCCGATCTCGATCCACGTCAATGCGTCAAACAGGGCGAGATCATCGACTTCCACGCCGGTCATGGTGGGCGCATCCTCACACAAATAGATTTTCGTGCCTTTCGATGCGATCAGGTCTTGGACTGTGCCGAGAACGTCAGACATTTTTTGATCCTCAGATTATGGGGTTTCGGTCATGGCGCCGGTGAGGGCGATAGCGCAGTTGATTTTGACAACATCGTCGCCGGTGCCGATATTTACCCGCACCGAACGACACAAGCCGTTGAAGGTGAAGGTATCCGCGCCGGTATCCGACAACACCAGCTTATAGGCCAGCGGCGTATTGGCCTTGCGGGCGGCGATCAATTCGATCAAGCCGGTATCGGTGCTGGTCTTGGCGATGGTCAGACTCAATTCGCCATTGTCTGTCGTGCCGATGTATTTACCGGCAATGCCGGTGCCAACGGGGGTGAAAGAGCCAACCGACGCATCGGGGCCGAATTCGCCGAACGATTCGACCATGCCGATTTCAGTGTAACTTAACGAGCCTTCGCCAAGCACATGGGAGCCAATATAGAACTTGGTCCCTTTGGCGGTGATCAGATCAACACATGTGGCCATTGCCATCGTCATATCCTCGATAGGGTGTCAGGGGGGGGTGGGCGCTATTCACTGGGCGGGTAGTCGCAAAGTTGCAGGTCAAACAGATCGCGCCATTGCAGGGCGCCGCTATTAATGGCGACCATCTGGCCACCAACCCAGCGAATGTAATTAGCCGGCTGACTGGCGCCGAAATATTCGGCCCAGGCGTCTTCGCCCACCGTCCATGCTTCCAGCAGGCTATGATGAATGGCAGCGCGGGCGGTGTGCAGGGAGGCATCATCAGCGGCGGTAATGCGAATTTCGTAACGGCGGCGATACTGGCGCCCTTGGCCGGACAGGGCCAGGAAGCCGGGGGCCTCGCTGACCATGTGGACGCTGGCACACGGCAAATCTTCAGCGGCGCGCTCGATGGGCTCGACGCGCGCGGTATCCTCCACCGCAGCCAGGGCGGTGCATTGCAGTTGCAATCGGGCGATGATGTCAGCGGCGTAAATCATGGGGCAGCCGGCTCCAGGTAAATGGTGACCACGCCGAAGCCGTCATTGAGGGCGGCGGTGACGCACCGGTAAGCCTGGATGGCGATGGTGATGGTATCGCCGCGGCCCAGGCCGCCGATGGTGGTGGCTAGCCCCTGGATGACATAGCCCCGCCGCTGGATGGCGTGAATGCCGTCGCTATCCAATACCGGATCGGCAAAGAATTGAACATAAGCGCTGGAGCCAGTGCCCCAGGTGGCTTGCACCACGCCCGGCATGGCCGGATCAAAACAGGCGGCGAAGGCATCGTAGGCGAATGTCATGACGCCACCTCGGCCCGCAGGGCGGCGATGCGATCAGACCAGCCGTTTTTGAAAATCCACCAATTGCTCAGGCCGCGCAAAAAATCAAGGCGGGCCTGGATCATGGCCAGGGCCAGGCGGTCCTTGTCCGGGGCAGCATGGATGGCATGGAGGGTGCGGGGACCGATAAGGCCATCCACATCCGTACCCGCCGCGGACTGCGCCCAGCGGATGGCGCGATTGGGTCCGGCATGGACCGCCGCATCGAAGACCACGAGGCGCAACGGGTGGCGCGGCAATTCTTCACAGCGGCATTTATCCCAGAAGCCTTCGCGATACACGGTGCGGACGACTTCCATGGGTATGTATTTCATTGAACCGCGATAGCCATGGGCGCGGGCGGTCTTGCGTGTGACGCCGTAATTAGTTTCGCCGCCCTTGTCGCCGGGGTGATTGACATAGCCACCCTCGTGGCGCAGGACGAAAGCGAGGGCATCGTAAAAGGTCATGGCGCCTCCCGCTCGGCGAGGATATTGTGAATCTCATCAATCCGCGCAGCCAGTGCCAGGTCGGTATTGATGCGATCCATGCGGTCCTTCATGCCATCGGCGGCGGTATAGCGCGGGCCCTTCTGCGCAAATGCACCGAGATTGATGACCGCCACGGCGAGGACGACGTTGATGGCCAGCAAGCCCCAGAAAGTCACGCGGTGGATGTTGATCATTTCGCCAAATGCTCCCGTAACCAAATCGCCACTTGCTGCCAGAATAACAGAGCGCCCGCCGCGGCGCCTATTGACCAGCCGACGACGCGGCGGGAGGTCTTCGCCCAGCGGGTGGCTTCGACCAATTCGCGCAATTCGCTCTCCACCGCGTAATACCAAGCGGACCGGGCGCTGTCACTTTCCCGCCAGGCGTTCATGTCGTGGCAATGCAATTCCAAGTCTTTCACCTGCTGATCCATGCGCGCCAGGCGCAGCTCCATTTCGTGGAATTTGGCGAGGCAGGCATGGGTTAGCTCAGAATCCGGTGCTGACACTGATTCCAATCCATACGGCGGCGCTGGCCAGGTAGCCAGCGATGGCGCCCTCGGCAATCGTAAGGCAGCAATGCTTGAATCGGCGCATGACTCATTTGGCCTTTTGAAAGGTGCCAGCGGCATTGAACAGGCCGACCAGGATGGCGATGGTCTTTTCCACGGCGGGCCAGATGGCGGAGGCCTTGTCATAGCTGGCTTCGATGATTTCGCGGATAGCCCGCAATTTCATCTCGCCTTTGCCCTCGCCCGGCATCGCCTCCTCAATCGCCTTGATGGCGGCGATGATGGCGGGGATCAGTTGCAGCACGGTGGAGAGAATCGTAAAGGCGTTCATTTCACAATGTCCTGGCAGCGAATGCCGACAATAATCTCAGTCAGGGTTAAAGTGCCCGCGTGGATCAGATCGTCCTGGTCCACCCGGAGTTTTCCGCTCGGGCCGCACTGGCAGCCGCACATCGCGACCGTGAGGAAGGCGCATAACCAGAGTTGGATCAATGGGCGCCTTGCGGCGGACGGTGCCGATAGCCGCCACGACCAGGCCCACGGCTTCCAGCACGGCCAGCAGGATTTGCGTAATTTGCTCATCGTCCACCAGCCATCCCATTTTGCCAGCCGCCCAGGCCAGGCCGACCGTCAGCAGGCCGATGATGGCCCGTGACTGCCACCACGGCTTCGCGGCTTCCGGGGTGACGGACGGCATGACGGTATCTCGGTCCAGCCAGGCTTTATAAACCTGCTTGGTGTCATTGCCGTAGATGCCGTCCTCCGCCAGTGGCTCGCCCAATACGAGATAGGCCAGGCCCACCTCGTTGAGGCGCCGTTGCAGCTCCAGGATTTCGCTTTTGGTCATGGCGTGCCTACCATGCCTGGCAGTGCCAGGCTATCGGCATCGACGCCAGCGAAGCGCACGCGGCGGCCGCCTTCGCCGCGGCGCGCGGTAAATTTGAGGGAGGTGCCTCTGGGGATGGGGCCTGCGGCCAGGCCCGCGGCATCGCTGGTAAGGATGATTTCCGCGCCATCGTACACGCCCGCATTGCCCGCGGCGCAGACGCACTGGATGTATATCTGCACGCCCTCTTCAATGAGACCGTCCTCGTCGTAGCACATGGCCCATGCCGTCGTCTGCCCTGCGGCGGGCGCGGGGACGACCACGGCGGGGCCGTCCGCGACTTGTGCATCCAGGCGCTCGTGTAGGTCGCTGAGCAGGTAGCCGGCGCTGCCTTCGGCGTAATCGCCGGGCAGGGCGGCGGCCCAGAGGTCGCTGGGCGCGATGGCCGTCTCGATCTGGACCGTGGCGGGGATGGCGCCAAATCCGGTGAAGGTGAAGGCGATCAGGTTGTAATTGGTTTCCGCCTGGGCCGGGGCATAGGTGTGGTAGCCGTTGCCCTCGTGGGTGCAGGCGCCGGACCCGACCGAGCCGGCCGCCTGGGTGCCGCCATCGCCGCAGACGTAACAGGTGACGGCGCCGCTGAAGGCGCTGCCATCGCTGGCGGATACCATTTGGGCGCCGATGGCTTGGCCGGCGGTGTTTTTGATCATCGGGGCGCCCTCAGGTAGATGTTGCAGCCGCGCGCCCAGGCGGCGAGGAAGCCGGAGACCAGCACGGCACCGCCGCTCGTGACCCAATGCCAGGCATCCGCCGTGACCAGCACGATAGCTTGGGTCAGGGTGGGGGCGTCACTGCTGACGGCGTGGCGGGCGTCCAGGACAGTCAGGCTATGGGCTTGCGTCAGCATCAGCGGGCCATCGTCGCTGACAGTATGCAGGGCAGTCTCCACTTGCAGCGTGTGGGCCTGGGCCAGGTCCAGCGTGTCCGATGTCAGGGCGTGGACCGAGTCCGCCAGGACCAGCAGGTGATCCTGGCTCAAGACCGGCGACGACGAGGACACGCCATGGGCGGCCTCGGTGACGGCCAGCAGGTGGGCTTGTGACAGGAGGGCGGTATCCGACAGCACGCCGTGCAGGCCCTCCTGCACCGCCAGTACGGCCGCCTGGAGCAGGCCCGGCACGGTGGACGACAGCACATGGGCGCCGTCCACCACGGCCAGGGTGAAGGCGACGGACGGGGCTGGCGTGGTGGATGTGACCGCGTGGGCGCCATCGGCGAGGGCCAAGGTGAAGGCGACGCTGAGCACGGGCGCCAGCGAGGACACGCCATGGGCGGCGTCTTGCGGGGCCAATACCTGCGCCTGCACCAGACTGACGGCGGTGAAGGTTACCGCGTGAAGGGCATCGCCTACGGCCAGGGCGCTGGCGGTGGAGAGAAGGCAGTCGTCTGAGCTGACGGCGTGAGCGGCGTCTTGCGCGGTTAGGGTGCTGGCTTGAGAAAGATCCGCGTTGTCTGAGCTGACAGCGTGAGTGGCATCCTGCGCAGTCAGGGAGTGCGCCTGGGTGAGAGCGGCATTATCCGAACTGACGGAATGATCCGCATCCTGAGCGGCCAGGGCATGGGCCTGGGTGAGGTCAACGCTATCAGACGTGGCCGCATGGGCGGCGTCTTGAGCGGACAGGGCATGGGCTTGAGTGAGGTCAACGCTGTCCGAACTGACGGCGTGAGTGGACTCTTGCACAGCTAGGGCATGAGCTTGGGTGAGGTCGGCATTGTCTGAGCTGACAGCGTGGGAGGCGTCTTGCGTGGACAGGGCGTGAGATTGGGTGAGGTCAACGGCGTCTGAGCTGACAGCATGGGCGGCGTCTTGAGCGGACAGAGTGCTGGCTTGGGCAAGGTCGGCATTGTCTGAGCTGACCGCATGGGCGGCATCCTGCGCGGCCAAAGCGTGCGCCTGGGTAAGGTCGGCGCTGTCAGAGCTGACGGCGTGGGCGGCATCTTGCGCGGCCAGGGCATGGGCTTGGGTGAGATCAACGCTATCAGACGTGACCGCATGGGCGGCGTCTTGCGGGGCCAACAGGCTGCTGTAACTCAATACCGGGCTGTCACTGCTGACGGCGTGGGCGCCGTCGCTCAGGCCGGCGAGGGCATGGGCCTGGCTCAAGGCCGGGCTGTCCGAGCTGACGGTATGTTTGGCATCCGCCACGGTCAGGGCGTTGGCCTGGGTGAGGCTGACGGCATCGGAAGAGACGGCATGGGCGGCATCCTGGACGACCAGCAAGGCGGAGCTGGACTCGAACTGGATGGCCAGGGTAAAGCCCAGATCGCCCTGTGCGCCGGTGGCGATCTGGCTGTAATTGAGGTTGTAGCCGGCGCTGTCGAAGCTGTCAAAACTGGCGGTGAATGTGTCGGCGTAGGTAGTTTGATAGGACTGCATCAGCGCCGTGTTGGTGCGCGAGCCGGTATCTGTGGTGCCAGCGGCATCCGCCGACCAACCGGAAACGCTGCCGGAGGTGGTCCCGTCCGTCCAGCCAACGGAAGTAGCGATATCTTCGCTTGACGATTCGCTATTGTAACTTTCAAGTCCAGACTGGACATTGAAAATAAGATTGGGCTGAAATCCAGGGCCTTCCCAGCTTTTGACGCCGGTGCTGGTGGGGATCGGCGTATCGCCAAGATGCACATCATGTACATCTCCCAATAGCAAAAAAATCATAAAGCCGACATCAGCAACAGATCGAGTGGTAACAGTAAACCCTGATGTGCTTATTGCTGTTATTTCAAAATAAGCGCCAGTTTCTCTTGATAAAATCGAGTCGTTTCTTGCTATACAACTAATTTCTGTAGTATTAAGATTATAATCATTGAAATATCTGCAATGACGTTGCGTTATCGTGCTGTTTTTGTAAGCGAAGATTCCAGGGGAAAATACTATATCAGCTACACTAACTGATGGAAAAGTCTCCTGCGAATGTGATAGAAAAATACCAGCCTGCGGTGTAAAGGAAGCTCCTGTGTATGTGGCCGTACCATTGACCGAACCGCTAGACACCAAATCGCCAGCGTGAAGGGCCACCCCGCCGCCAAACAAAATTGCTGTATATCTTGCCTCAAGCGCGACAACGGACGTTACTGTAGTAATTCTAATGCCATCTGTTATGGTGCTAATAGTACCTGTATATTTTGGAGCTGCTGATAGAACAATATTGCCCAGCCAAACAAAATGAGTATTAGACACAAACGATACACACCGCGAGAAGTTCTGGGCGTCATTGTCTTCGTGGCCATAGCTGCGCACGTTTGATCCGTCATAAAGAACGATGACATTGCTATTGCGGTCAGTATCGGTATTGGCGTCGGTCGCTATCGACATCATGATAATGGCGCCGTCCACCGTGCCGAAGCCGCTTGACGTAATGTCAAAGGTTCCGGTGGTGGCGATGGCGCCATTAACGACGACGGCTTTCTTGGCCATTGGCGGCTACTCGTAAGCCCGCATCACGACGACGTTCAGGGCCAGTTCACGCACAATGACCCAACCCGCCGCTTGCAGGCGCTCGAACTCTGTTGACCAGCGCCGCACGACCCATTCGCCGCTGGGGCAGTCATCAGCCATTGGCGCTATCCGCCCGAATGCCGAACAGGGCATAGATCGCCGTCTTGTCCTGGCGCACCCGCTGTTCAATTTCGTCCATCAGGCAGGCAAAGTCCTGCCACCGCGCCAGTTGCGCCAGGGTATTGCCCGTAGCGGTGATGTGGTCTCGCACATCGGCCAGTTGCAGCAGCTCGTGGGCGGATAGGCTGAAGCGCCGCTGCACCTCGGCATTACGCTCCGCCACCGTCGCACCGGGGATGGTGCCGCGCAAGTAGGACCAGATTGTTTGAGCGAGGGTGGCCGGGGTGATCTGCCAGGAGCGCGGGTTACCATTATCGGCGATATAGCCGCCGTACTCGTTGCGGGCGACCGCCTCCGGCGCATTGAGGGCCAGCCAGTCCTCCCACGCCGCCTGGCTCAGGCCCGACTCATCGCCGCGCCAGCGGTCCCACAGGGAGGAATAGCGTGTCGTGTAGGCCATGGGCTACTCCTTAGGTGGCGTCGGAGATTTCAACATCCCAGGCGGGGATAGTGACGGTGCCGCCCGAGGTCAGAACCTGCTCGGTGCAGGTGGTGACGTACAACAGCACGGAGCCAGTCGTCAGGCCCAGCGCCACATGGGCGGCGGTGCCAGAGTCGGTGATGCTGGCGTTGGCCTGCTGCGCGATGGTGAGCTTGCGGCCATTGGTGTCGCCATTGGCCAGGCTGAAATCGCCATTGCCGGCGCCCGGGGTCATTTCCACCGTCGCCAGGTCATAGGTGGCCGACGCCTCGGCATAGGTGGTGGGCTGGGTGGAACAGACGAACAGCCGGTCGGCGTCGTCAATGCGGGCCAGGAATACGTCCAGCACCGCGTCAGGGCACAGTTTACCCATGGGATTACTCCTCTACGCCGATGGAGGTGGCCGACACGCCGAGGCGGCCGGGCTGCACGGTCAGGCGGGCATCCAGCACCACGCGCGGGCCGGTCTCGACCTGGCCGGCGGTGTCCTTGGCCCAGCCATAGCGGCACCAGTTGGCGCCGATGGCATCCGGCACGGTGAGGGTATCGCCCTCCACCAGCACATAGCCGTCGGATCGCAGGGATTTTTCAGTCACTTCAACGCGCATCATCGTCTCCCGGAGTGCGGATAGAGAGGGGGTGGGGGTTGGTAGTCATGGCGGTACTCGGTAATCAGAAGGGCGAACAGGCGGCCATGGCGGCGCCCAGCTCCACGGCCAGGACGGACACCAGCAGGACGGCGGCGGTAATGACCAGGGCCTCCAGGAGGGGCCATCCGGGCTGGCGGCTGAGGCAACTGTTCAGGATTCCTTGACAGTTCATGGGCCGATCCCCGTGCATCGCCAGCACGGCGCCCGCGACAGCCAGACCAAAGACATTCAAATACCAATCGGGGCGCGCGAGGCGGCGATTGTCGGGGATCATGCTGGCCATGGCGGAACCTCCGAAGCGGAGCAGGCTCACTTCACGTACTCCTCGCGGCTGCCCAGGGTGTCAATCTGCCCGTGCAGGTCGAAGCCGGACAGCACGCACGCCGCGCCGGCGGACAGGGTGAGCTCCAGTTTGGCAAAAAGGATGGTGCTGATGGTCCAGCCGGTGCCGTCAATGACCTTTCCCGGCGTGCCATCATTGAGCGGTGTCAGATGCCCTTGCCAGGCGGTGGCGCTTAGATCGAAGGCGCCGGTGCGGGTCACGGTCGTCAGCAGGGGCGCCTCGCTCGGGGTGTCGCTGGTGACGTGCCCGGTGATGGTCATCGTCCAGGTTCCGGTATAGGTGGCCGTGGTGGTCGGCATCCAATGCACATGCGGGCGCCAGGAGGTTTGACCGATCTTGAAAGCGTGCAGGATTTGCCGCTGGAAATAGGCTTTATCCGTGTTTTGAAAGGCCCATGCATAAACCCCCGTATTGGAGATCTGCGTCCACACGGGCGGGTCTTCCGAGGGGTTGCTGCGGAACGTCATCGCAAAGTCCAGATCATCCCACACGGTATCATCGCCCTGCATCTGAGAGGCGAGGATCTGGCTGGGGGTGGTCTGCTTGTTGTCCCCGCCCTGCACACACTCTAGCAGCTCGGTGCCGGCCAGGGTCGTGGTGGCATCCAAGGCCGATAGCTTTTTGTCAACACCGACAGTCATGGTTGATTCTCCAACAGGCGATAGCCGCCGTTTTCCAACAGGCGAGCGCCGCCGGTTTCCAATATCCGCTCGTTCTGCTCGGTCTCCTGGTGCCGCCTACGTCGCCAAGGCAGGCGGGTGAGGCCGGTCAACCACGACATCCTCAGTAATCTGGCCATGCTTAGCTCGGCGTCCAGGTTGTCAGTTCCACTTGGGCCGCCCCATTGAGGGCGCGGGCATAGATATAGCCCGGCCCAGCGAGGGCGCGATTCCAGGCCTCGCGTGAATCAGCCATGAGGGTATGGCCATTGTCCAAACTGACGGGCGCTATGGCGGCATCCTGGGCGCAGAGGCGCACGGGGGTGGCGCCTGGCAGGGTCAGGGTAAATTCCAGGCCGCTGGACACGAGTAGGGACCAGTCGCTCGTCAGGGCCGTGTTGGGCTGGGTAGCCATGGCGGGACCTCCTCAGCAGGGCCTTATGACCCCGCGATGAATGGGGGCGGGCGCGGACTGGCCGCGCCCGCGGGGTGGCTTAATCAGCCACCATCATGCCGCCAGCCTTGAGGGCGGCGAGTACGGCGTTGACCGTCGTGGCCAGGTCCTTGGTGTTGTCATCCACCACGTCCGAGGCGACGGTGATCATCAGGACGCCGGCGCCTTCTGAGAAGCCCACCGTATTGGCCGCTTCGACGCTGATCGTATCCGAGGCAGTGAAGGTAGCTGTTCCCGTCACGGCCGTGCCAGCGATCGTTTTGCCCAGCGGTGTGGCAGCGGCGGAAGTCAGTGCGACAACGCCGCCGGTGACGTTGGTGCTGCCGATCTCCAGATTAAGATCGGCGGCCTTGCCTCCCGTGGTAACCGCGGCCGTCACCACAAACTGCGTGCGCAGGACGGTCCCGGCAAAGCCCGGCGTGATAGCGGTCACCAAGTCGCCATCGGCAATATTCGCCAGCGTGACGGGGATACTGATAATCGACACCGCGCCATTGGCGGCCAGGGTGCCATCGGCAGCGGCCCCGCCTGAACTATCCGTCAGGCCGGCGACATTGGCGGCGGTGGCCATGGCGTGCTGACCGCCCAGCAAGAGCTGGCCGGTAGTGGCGCCTTCGATGGCCGCGGCGAAGGCAAAGCCGGCGGGGACGTTGCCGGTGGCCGTGACCGTGGCGATGCCGGTGGCGGCAATCACATAGATCGCCTGGCCAACGGACCAGGTGGCGCCCGCCGTTTTCGGCACGGTATAGACGCCGGTCAAGGCGACGGAGCCGGTGGCGCCGTTGGCGATATCGGTCAGGGCCACGCCCGCGCGGTTGTTGATGGCGATCAAGTCGCCGCTGTCGATGTTAGCGCCAGCGGTGTATTCGCACACTTCGCCCGGCTGGATGTAGTTAGTAGCCATTAGTGATGCTCCTCTTATTTGCCGGTGCCGAGGTTGAGGACGATGCCCTCATACCCGACGCCCGAGACGCCAAAATCAAGCCGCGTTTTCCAGCTAACGCCGTCAACGGAAAAGCCGGTTTCCATCTCCATGACGGGCTCTTGCACGCCATTGAGGAACGACACTTCCAGGACCGGCGCCACATCCGGCGAGACCAGCATGTACCACTGGGTGGCGAGTAGCCGCGGGCTGGCCACGATGTCGCTGAACACACCCTGATAGGGATTGGGCGTCAGGAAGTTCTTGGTGGAGCCGGTAGATGCCGGGTCATTGGTGGCGGTATTGATAACGCGCGTGGTGACTTCCAGACCCTTCGGCACCAGGGCGATGGTAGGCGTCAGGTCCAGGTAGTCGTGGCCGCTAATGTCCTTCTGGGCGGCGAACAGCAGCATGCCCTCCTCGATGGATACCACGGACGGCGGGGAACCGCTGGTCACGAGGTTGTCGTGATCGGCATGGATGATGGTCTTGCCATCCGACAGCGCCGGGCCATACCCCGCGTTAAGCCCGATGGAGGCATAGACCGCATTCTCAATTGTCCTGGCTGCGGCGCGGCCGCGGGCATTGGCCAGACCGACGAAGGCGCCGAGGTCATCGTTGATGATAGCCTGACGAGTCAGGGTCAGGATGTTGCCGCGGGTGGCAACCGACACCGATTGCTTGCGACCGTCAGGAATCGCCTTGGTCTGGAACTCGCCGCCCTCGAGGACCACATCCAGCTCATCGATGGAGCCAAGCATGTAGCGGTTATGAGCGCGGAAGTCGGAGACCGATCCCACGGCACACCATCGGCGCCAGGAGTCGGCGGCGATGGCATACCCGGCCAGCAGGGACTTGTGCATGACGTTTTCCATCAGCACGGGGAAGTCCGATGTGCTTTGGGTGAAAGCCATCGCCACAATCTGCATCGGGTCCAGCCCGGCGACGCGGGCACCGGCACGAACCAAGGCATCCTCGGCGATGCGCGTCAGCGTCTTGCCCCTGAAAGGATTGCCATTCATCTCGGCAGGGCTGGCGGCCTTGATGGCGGCGCGGGACAGCAAAGCGACGGCGCAGGCTTCTTTGCGCTTATCGGCCTCGTCTTCGACCATGCTAGCGCGGCTGGTATGGGCGCCGGCCACGGGGCCAGGGCCTTCGGCCAGCTTAGCCAGCACGGCGGCGGTGAAGCCCTCGGCGGTGGCGTCGATGTCCGCCATGGCGGCATCGTAGCAGCCACGGACAACCTCGTCGGTGCCGGGATAGGCGGCGCGGAAAGCGTCGTAACGGGCCTTCAGGTCCAGGTTACGGCGAGCCAGGGCGGCGCGGGCATCAGCCTGTGCGGTTGCCTGTGCAGTGGCGGTGATCTCCGCGACGTTCGGCGCGGAGGGCTGGGGCATGGCCTGGTCGGACATGGGAAGCTCCTCGGGTAATGCGCCGGGGGGCGCGGATAGGGATGACGGGATAGCCGCAGCCACGGGGGCCACGGCGGCGGTAAAGAGGGCGGCGCGGGCCTGGTAGCGCGCGGGCACGGCAGCGGCGACGGCCGCGGCGGGGCCGATGCGGTCCACCAGGCCGGCGGCGATGGCATCGGCGGCGGTGTACCAATGATCGGCGCCGTCCGACAGCAGGGCCAATGCCTGCTCGCGGCTGAACTCGGGACGCACATAGGCGCCGGCCATAGCCTGGGCGTAGCAGTCCAGGGTGGTCGCCATTTCGCGCATATCGGTGGCATTGCCGAGGCAGCCGCCCCAGGGCGCATGGATCATCAGCAGGGCATTATCGGCCATGCTCAGACTATCCCCGGCCATGGCAATCAGGGAGGCGGCGGAGGCGGCGACGCCATCCACCTCGACACTGACCGGGCCAAATGCGCGCTGGCGTTGCAGGGCGTTATGGATGGCCAGGCCGTCCGTCACCGAGCCGCCATAGGAATTGATGCGCACCGTCAGTGCGGCACCCTCCACCTTTTGCAAAGCGACCACGAAATCCTTGGCGGCGACGCTCTCGCCGTCCCAGGATTCGCCGATGTCGCCATAGATCAGGACTTCAGCGGTGGTGGGGGCGGCATCCTCGGCGGGCGCGGCCTTGGCCTGAATCTGCCACCAGGGGCCGATAGCCAGGGGTGTCACGGGCGCGGCGGCTTCCGGGCGGCGAGCAAGCGGCATGGACAAGCCCATGCGCACGGCCTGGCGCAGGCTCAGGGGCGCATTGATCGGGAGTGTGATAGCCATAGCATCAGCGGACGGCATGGAGTGATCTCCGGGGCTGGCGGGAGGCATTGGCCTCCTCGTCATCCTCATTTAAGTCGGGCGGTTCATCCGGGTCGTCGTCTGGCTCCGGCAGGGATTCGGCGGGCGAGGCGACCGGGGCGAGGTAGGCCAGGGATTCATCGGCCTCGCGCCACTGGCGACGCCATTGCAGCTCTTCGCGCTGCACATCCGTTGGCGAGCGGCCACGCTTGCGCACGACCTCGGGACCTGAGGCCAGGCCGGAGCCCAGTAGTGTCTCCCAGGCCGATGCCTCCTTGGCCGGATCAACCCAGGGCATCTGGGGGGTGACGTACATGGCTTGGACGGCGCGGGCCAGCGGCATGCCGGACGGCAGGCGCAGGCGGCCGGTAGCGACCGCCGTCGCCACCACGCGGCGGTAGATGGGGCGGACCAGCTCGGCGGCCAGGTCCTGGCTCAAAACGGCGTAATCGACCCACGAATCAACCAGCTCCTGGCGGCGGGCGGAGTAGGAGCCGTCATATTCGCGGGAGACGCTGGAATGGCTCACGCCGACGCCAGCGGTGGCGGCCTTCAACAGGGCAGAGCGGAAGCCCAGCAACCCCGAGTTGGGGCGGCCGTTGTTGCCGATCATCTCGATGGATTCGCCGGGTTGCAGATCGTCGAAGATCATGCCGGCGCGGAACATCAGGTCACGCGGCAGCGGCTCGCCCTCGGCATCGGTGCCTTCGGCGTTATACAGGTCAGGCGTGCCTTTCTTGATGGCGGCGCCCATGGACGCGGCCACCTTCGCAGCGACGGTTTCGGAGGTTTCGTAGTCCCTGAGGTGGTCGAGGCGCTCCAGGATGGAGGCAAAATCGGACATGCCGCGGCGCTGGTGCAGGCGGTCGCGCTGCGCCAGGTGGAGCACGTCATCAGCGGAAATGCGCGAGAGGGTGGACCAGGGCACGCGCAGATCGCCGATCTCGCCGGGATGGCCGCGATAGAGCCAATAGGCCAAGGGCTGGCCCCAGGCATTCAGTTCGATGCCATCGCGCACGCTGCGGCCCTGGAATTCAGAGTCATGGCCCAGCGGCAGGAAGTCGGCTTCGAGCAATTCGAGGGACAAAGGCAAGGCACCGGCATGGCGCACCGGCGCGGCGGGCCCGAGCAGGCGGCACAGGGCCTCGCCATCGCGGAATTTGCTGCGGGCCAGCAGGCGCTGCACCTTGGGCCAGGATAGTTGCCGGGTGACTTCAGGCGCCTCGCCCCATTCCTCCCAGATTTCCAGAATGGCCGCGGCGGTGAGGGTATCGACCTTACCGGCGCCGTCTAGCGGCGTGGGCTCGACCTGGATACCGGCCGCGCCGACGGTGTTGTTGACCATCACCCGCAAGACCGCCCGGGCGAGATCCGAATTCTGCTCCAGGTGGCGAGCCTGCTCACGAATGGACAAGCTGCCCTGGCGCACGGCCTGAGAGCCGGTGCCACCTTCGCGGCGGGCCTTGCGCTGGCGATCCGGGCGGGCGGCTTCGTAATAGGCGAGCACGCGGCGGGCCTGCTCACGGCGCAACGCCCAGGACGGCGCCAGGGCACGGATGAGGCGATCAGCCAGAGAAGCGATGGGGGTATCAGGCATCATCGAAGACCGCTGTGCGGAAACGCGGCGCCGTGCGGGTAGGGGCAGCGGACAGCAGCTTGGCGACGTGATCGCGGGCCTTGAGGAGATCGCTCAGGGACTGGTAGGTGATCATGCGGTCACCAATGCGCACCGCTAACTTTCCAGAGGCGATGGCGAGGTCCAGGGCGTCAAGATCGGCTGAGGTAAGGGCCATGGCATCAGCATGGACCCTCTGCTAGCCGCAAAACTAGGCAGAAAATGCGGCAGGTAGGCTGGCTGAAAAAAAGATGAAAAAAAGTTAAAAATAGTTCAAAAAGACCCTTGACCTTCTTGCGCTATGGTGTAGAATATTAATCAAGGGAAGGGGAACACCGGCTAGAACCGAAGACCCTCCCTCCCGGCCCGAACACCCACGGACCGACCGGGAGACCAAAGAGACCAAGACCAATCACGACGCAACTGGAGAGAGATCATGAACACCATGAACGAATACAAGGGCAGGCCCTCGTACCGCAATCCCACGAACACCACCAAATACCATTTCAACGGCGAAACATTTTACCACTTCACCGATCTTCTCAACGCCTACCACGCCGCTAAAGGCTACTACCCAATCGGCGCCTTCCAACAAACCAGGCAAGACCTTTACTACAAATAACCAACCCCCGGCCCACGGACGGGCCGCAACCGGAGAGAGAAAATGACTATCCTGACCGCCAGCATCAAAAACAGCCACCTTGCACAGATTTCCAGCCTTTCTGGCGCAGAAGCTTCCGCTGACTTCGCCGACGAAATCCTTGCCGCCCCCGAGCGGTTCGCCGCTGACATGGGCGCAAGCCTGGAAGAAGTGGCGCCAAGCGTCTTCGTCATCCGCGACCAATCCGAGGACGGAATGGCTTTCGATCTTTGGATCGTCAAGCACGCCTGTGGCGCTTCGACCATCTGCCCCGTCTTCAAATAACAACCCCGGCCACGGACGGGCCACAATCGGAGAGAGACAATGTACGAAGTCAAAGCAACATCAGGCCAGTATGCTGGGCAATGGGTAGTTGCGGAATCCATCGAAAAAGCCATTGCTGAATTTGGGCAAGACATCGACAGATCAACCTTTCGGACTGTAAAGCCGAAAATTGTCGAGTTCGTGCCAGTTGGGTGCGACGTGGTGCAGGTGATGGATGACGGCGGCGAAGTTTATGTGACGACGGCCGCCGACCAAAAATCAGCAGAGACGCTCGCGGGCCGATTTAACGCGAGCCGGTTATAACCAATTCCAGGCCCACGGACGGGCCACAACCGGAGAGAGAAAATGACCACCACACGCAACCCAGAAGACGCTTATGCCGAAGCCCATGCCGAGGCCCTTGCCCTCCTGGAGGCAATCCGGGAGCAAGTCGAGGACATGCCAGCGCCCAGCGAGCAAACCCATTGGGGTAATGTTGGCGACATGAACCGCATCGTGGAATTGCTGCGGCCCATCCTGTTTCCGGGAGAGGCATCATGACTTATTACCGCAATCTCTCCCGCCACTTGACGGCGGACCAAGAACACAAGCTCGACGGCATAGTCCAGAAGGCCACCTCATGCCCGCAAGCTGGCATTGGCTACCCGCCGCGCCATGAAAATCCGCGCATATGGGTGGAAGACTGCGATCTGGCTACGGCCAGACTGCTGGACCGCGCCCTCACCAACATGGGGCTGCTGCCGGAGGATGCACCATGAGCCAGGCATCCACCCCCGGCGCCGCCCTGGCGGCGATGCGCCCGACTCGTGCCTACCGATGCCAGGTCTGCGGCACCACCTTCACCGCCAAGGACCGGCGGGCCAAGTATTGCTCGGAGCGATGCAAACAGGCGGCCAAATACCGCCGCGCAAAGGCTGCCAGGCCCAGCCCCGCCCTATAAGCCCCACCCTTCCGGCGCCAGCCCATTACCGGGCGGGCGCCGTTTTTGTGTTTGACGGCGGACGACGCGATCCACGGTATCCAGGGACACGCCGACACGGGCGGCGATGGTGGCGCGACTATCCCCGGCGAGGCGCCCGGCGAGGATGGCGCGGTCGCGGGCGGCGCGGTCGGCGGCGGGCACATAGACGCGCAGCGTGCCCAGCTCCCGCCGCAGCCTTTCACAAATCTTGGCGGCCAGCCGTTGCGCGGCGGGAACCGTTAGCCCTTCAGCGCGGGCGGCGAGCAGGGCGGCATCGACGATAACGGCCAGCACATCGTCTTCCGCCGCGGGCATCTACAGACCCCAGCCTTCGGGCGCCAGGCCGCGGCCGCGCGGCGGTTTGGCGCGCGGTGGCGGGCGGCTGGGCGCGGGGCGGGCGGCGGGGGCCACGCCCGCGGGTAAGCCCTCTTCGCCTTCTTGCTCCGCCAGCGGCACGGGGGGCGGCGGGAGGGGGCGCAGCCCCACGGCGCGCGGCGTATAGGCGGGATCCGCGACGCGGCGGGCCGTGACCTGGGCGAGGTCCACGTTGCTCAGGCGCATGGCGGCGAGGGCATAGACCAGGCAATCGAGGGCCTCGTTGCGCGGGCGGGTCTGCACCCACTCTTGGAAGGGGCGGGAGCCGCGGAACTTGGTCACCAGGCGCTCGGCGCCGATCTGGGCGAAATACTCATCATCGCAGGCGCCGCCGCGCGGAAAATGGACGTAGCCCGGGCGTGGGCTGGCCTGGGTGGGGGCCTGGGGCAGTTTGAGGCGGGCATAGAGCAGGCCCTTGCCCTGGTCCACGCCGATGGGCTCCACTTGCAGGCCGGTACGGGTCTTGCGGCGGCGGCGTTGGCGGCGACGGCGTTCGTCTTCGACCAGGGGGCGGAACAGGCCCGGCACGCCCTTGATGGCCACGCACCAGGGCCGGCGACGGCAGAAGTCGTAAACCAGGCTGGTGTTGTAGCCCGAATCGAGGGCGGCGATCTGCACCGCCGCGTCCAGCAGGGTGTCATGCAGTTCCTCCCAGACCTCGGCGGCGGTGGTATCGCCGGGAATGATGAAGTGGTCTAGCACCCACGCCTCCTCGCCGGCGCCCCAGCCGACGACGGTGGCCTCCAGGCGGTCCTTCTGCACATCCACCCCGGCGCTGACCAGGGCCAGCGGCAGGGCGGCGGCCTGGTAATCCTCCAGCCGGCTGATCAGGCTCACATCGTCCAGGCTTTCGCCCTGCTCCTTCCAGGTCTGGCCGAGGTAGGTGTTGATGAAGCCTTTCAGCTCCGCCGAATCGCCCTGACAGGACTCCCACTTTTGCGCGATCTGCGTCCAGGTCAGGCCCAGGCCGATGGGGGCGTAGAGGGCATTGAGGTGGTAGCCGTGGGAGTCTTTGACGTGGGGCCGCCGCGCCACCCAGCGGCCGGCGGCGAGCATGCCCGGCTTGTGGCCTTCGGTGATCTCGGCGCCGCACTCGTGGCAGACGTACCAGGCCTCCAGCACCTGCGCCAGGGGGTGCGGGTCATTGGCCGGCGGCGGGGCCTTGCGATAGTGCAGATGGGCCCATTCGAGCGGCTGATAGGCGTGGCAATGGGGACAGGGCACCTCGTAACGGCGCTGGTCCGAGCGCTGATACATCTGCTCGATGCGGCTTTGGCCTTCCAGCGTCGGCGTGCTGACCATGTAGGTCTTGGCGCGGGTAAAGGTGCGTTGGCGGTTGGCGATGAGGGTCAGCGGGTCGCCCTCGCCGCCCACGTCCCACGGCATGGCGTCCACCTCGTCCAGGATGACATAGGGCAAGTGGTCCGAGCGCAGGGAGTCGGGCGAGTTGGCGCCGGCCTTGATCAGGCGGGCGCGGGCGCCGTATTCCAGCAGATCGCCGCGGTTGGCGCGGTTGC